GTAAAGCCTCTTAACTCCAGTGTGTACCTCCAAAGCCCCTTCGTATGCGTATGTCTTTGTCTCGAAATTGGCTGCTGTAACAAAAGCAGTAGTAGCTAGCTGAGTAGTATTAGTACCAGCGGCTGCCGTAGGCGCTGCGGGGACACCAGTAAATGTTGGGTCTGCTAGAGGTGCTTTTGCAGCGATGGTAGCTGCGGTCAAATACTCATAAGTTGTTGAATCCGACGAGCCAAGTGCAAACGTCTGTACATGATAAGGGCTAGTGCCCCCCATAGTCGCACCTGCTACACCTTCATTATATTTAACAAGGCGCCCCCAAGTTTGATTTGTAGTAGTAGAAGCAGAGTTTGAAAACGTAGCCGTGTGAGTGTGACTATCGGCGCTTATAGAGTAGAAATGCAAAGCATCGCTAGTAGTAGCAGTAGGCATAGCAGTTCCTACATCTTGTCTCCACTGCGAAGTTACAACAATATCGCCTTCTACCTTAACCCCGTCTTGGCCGAAGAAAGTGCCTCCCATATTTGCCTGAGACGAGAGAGATACGAACGTATTTGTAATATTACCTGCTAAGTCCCAAACATGAACAACCCCTTTATGGTCAACACCGCCTACATTCAGTACCTGACTGTAAGCAGTAGCTGCTATGTGTGTCTCACTCATACCCATAGCGTTATAGCTGGCACCCCCTGAGACAAACAGATAAGAGCCATCAGCGCCAACAGGGGCTGCAATCGTAGATGTGACCTCACCGGTAGCAAGAGAGCGTACTACTATCTGAGCTGAAGCGCCTGGATTAATACTGTATGCAAAATGAGTGCTATTTAAAACAAGAGACGTGCTATTTAAAGTCGAGCCACTAGTTCCTGCAATATTCCACAACTCAGTTCCAGAGATGTCATAGATTCTTACATTACCATATCCCAGACCATCTGTCCCTTCGTGATGACAAATTGCGGCATGTGTACTTGTAAGAGAGACTTCGCCACGACCAAGCAACGCAAGAGTATTTGCGGTTGAACCAGTTTTATTCCATAAAACACTTTCAGAAGATATGTCTACTAACATTACTCTGCCCGTATTACTATTCTGGTTTGGCATTGCTACAAGGCATTTACCATTTGCAACAGCAATATGTCTTATTTCGGCTAAAGCGCCAGTCAAGGTTATAGTTTTAATAAAAGACATATTAGACGAGTTATAAACATGTAATTTATTATTGCTCTCTCCTATAACAGTGTAGGTGCTATCCAGACCCCATCCTGTAACTGACCCATGAGAAACAATGGGAGAAGGCGTTACGCTTGCTGTAGAGTAGGCAGAGGTAGTAGTTGAGCCTGAAACAAGCTTATCAGGAATGGGTGCTGTTCCCCAGCTCGCATCAGTACCATCAGTAGTTAAGAACTTACCAGTGTTATCTGTTTGAGCTGGAAGGCTATCGCCGGCTGCAGCTGTAACAAAAGCAGTAGTAGCTAGCTGAGTAGTGCTGGTACCAGCAGCTGCCGTAGGCGCTGAAGGTACACCAGTGAATGTTGGGTCTGCTAGAGGTGCTTTCGCCGCTAAAGACGAAGTAGTCGCACTAGCGTCTGCTTTTGCAGCGATAGAGTTAGTAACTGTAGTTGAGAAGTTGGCATCGTCTCCAAGTGCTGCAGCTAACTCGTTTAGAGTATTAAGAGCAGCGGGAGATGAGTCGACCAAGTTACTTACAGAAGTATCTACATAGGCTGTAGTAGCGATAGTATTATCTGGCTGTAGATAGCTCGTTGAGGAAACAGTTCCGTTGTATATACGAATCTTTCCCGGATTACCTGTGCCAAAGTTATCATGTGCGCCTGTTACAAATACACCTGGAGCAGCAGAAACAGCGTAGCCCTCTTTGGCATAAAAGGAAGTTCCCAATACAGAGTATAGCAGACTGCCATCTGTGAGGTCATACAAGTAAGCTGCTCCAGCCGATGTAAAACCTCCAGCAACAGAACTATATGCACCAACAGCCAGATAACCACCAGACATGGATACAGTAGACCCAAAAGATGGCCCAGCGCCCGCAACGGTAAGTGTGTATAGAGGCGAGGAAGTAGGAGAGCTTATCAAAGCTGTGATACTATGCACATGCACAGCCCCGTCACTAGGGTAAGAGTCATTAGGCCGGAAAGCAACTAAGTCTCCAGATGCAGAAATAGACCGATTTTCATCAAGGTCTGACCCATACCTTTTGCCCGCTCCTGGTGTTGGAGGAATTCTAGTACATAGTAAATTACCGTTACTTGCATCAAATATATAGACGAGACCCGCGTTAGCCGTCCCACCGGGGTTAGCATGGACTGCCGATGCTATAATATAACTTGGAGTTATAGCTAATCCATACTGGCCAAAAGCATCGTTAGTATCTCCTCCATCACTATTGGGATTATTAATTGTGTAAAGCAATGCCCCTGTCGTAACATTAAATACGCTAAGGGCGACGTTCGCGCCACTAACAACGGCATAGTTTCCAGAAATACAGACCTGATAACCAAACTGTTCAAGAGAGCTACTGAGTGTGTGAAGCAATGCCCCTGTTGTTACATTATAAATATACGCTTTCCGTGCACCCCGCGCGCTAACAATAAGAGTAGTGCCATCAAGATCTAGAGAGCCTAGGTAAGTTTGAGGAACAACAATAGTTCTTATAAAGGCTCCTGTACGTGCATTATAAACCTCAATATCATCTCCATCACCATGGCCGGACACAACATAGTCCGCAGTAGCAGCAATAGTATGTCCAAGATAAGGTTTAGCAACCGTTCCATCGTTTTGCGCTGTCAAGACAGGGCTTGCAGGCCAAGCTACAGTCGTAACAGGGTCTGTCAACTCAAGACCATCACCGATCGCATAACCTGCACCAGCACTAACAGTAGCCCAGCTCGCAGCTGTGCCATTAGTAGTTAGAAACTTACCTGAGTTGTCTGTTTGGGAAGGAAGGCTATCACCCGTAACCGGAGGAGTATACGTAAATTCTCCCGAAGTATTATCATACGCAATACCTCCATCACCAGAGGCGGCAGCTTCTGCACCTACAGAAAGACTATTGAGCTGAATACCGTTAACAGTAGTAACCGCATCCCATCGAGTCTTTGTAGAATTATACGTATAAGTGGTATTTCCACTTGTGAGAGTATCCCCGTTTGAGGGGCTACTTGGAAAATTGACGGCTGTCATACTGTCTCCTATGCTTTAGATAAATCTATCTAAGGTTCTTGAAATTTTTAAAAAGTATACCTCAACCAGTGTCAAAAGTCAAGGTATATTTTTAGAGGGTTGGTTAGGACGAAGTAAATAATCGAACCCACTGCGAGGAGCTACCATCACTATAATATATAAAAGTTTGTAAAACCGAGGGGTCAAACCACATATCTCCTGTATCGGGACTAACAGGGGCAGTCTCAGATATAGTAATACTGCCATCAGCACCTGTGTCGCCTTGAGGGCCCGCAACACCTGTAGGGCCTTGAGGGCCCGTAGCACCTGTGGGACCTGTGGGACCCGTAGCACCTGCAGGGCCTGTAGCACCTGCGGTACCTTGTACGCCGGTATCACCTTGTAGACCTGTCGGGCCTTGTGGGCCTTGTGCACCATCAGCACCGGCAGGACCAGTAGAGCCATTAGACCCTGAAGGACCGGTGGCCCCAGTAGATCCCGTAGGTCCAGCAGCACCCGCAGGCCCAGTAGCTCCCGTAGGTCCCGTAGAACCTGTAAGCCCTGTGTCACCTTGTAGACCTTGAGTACCTTGCAGACCTTGAATACCTTGAGGTCCTTGCGCACCATCAGCACCGGCTGGACCTGCAACGCCTTGAGCACCTTCCTGGTTCATAGATACCCACTGAGCACCATCAATATCTACATAGTAAGTAAACGTTTTTAATACGGAAGGGTCAAACCACATATCGCCATCTGAAGGACTAGAAGGGGCTGTCTCTGAGATTGTCAGAGAAGCATCCTGCCCTTCCGGACCCGCAGGACCGGTAGCACCAGTATCTCCATTCGCGCCTTGAACACCTTGTATACCTTGAGGGCCGGTAGGGCCTGTAGCTCCATTTGCCCCATTGTTGCCTTGTACGCCTTGAGGCCCTTGTGAGCCTGTTTCGCCTTGTATACCTTGTATACCTGCCGAACCTGATAAATCTACTACGAAAGAGTAAGAACTACCGTTCCATAGATATAACCTACCATTCTGTGCGTCTTCAACATTATCTGTGCTGACTAAAGCAAACTCGCCACTAACTATATCGGTAGGTGAGGTATCTGCAAGAAGATCTGCTTCATCTGTATAGGTTTTTGCTATGTTAAACCCTAGACCAGTAGCACCTACATCTCCATCTACACCTTGTATACCTTGTGTGCCTTGCTGACCCTGAGGCCCTGTAGCTCCAGTAGGCCCAGTAGGTCCTTGATCTCCGGTAATTCCCTGAGTACCTTGAGGGCCTGTGGGACCAATCGCTCCCTGGATACCTTGTATACCTTGAACACCTTGTATACCTTGTATACCTTGTGGGCCTGTAGCACCTGTAGAGCCAGATAAATCAGCTACGAAAGAGTAAGCAGTTCCGTCCCATACATATAGTTTTGCGTTTTCCGCATCTTCTACGCTACCCGTATCAATTATTGCGAATTCACTAACGAGTATGTCAGTAGGCTCGGTATCGGCAAGCAACTCAGCTTCGGAAGCATAAGTTTTTGCTATATTAAAAGCTAGTCCAGTTACGCCTTGTATACCTTGTATGCCTTGTATACCCTGTGTACCTTGAGGACCTCTTACGTTTCCAGGGTTTAAAGTAGTACCATCATTAAGAATAACTACTAAATTATCTCCGACTACGGTGGCCGAGGATACACCGGCAAGTCCATCTCCCTGAGGGCCTACTATACCTTGTATACCTTGTATACCTTGTATACCTTGAGGGCCTATGTTAGAGTAAGTAAGAGAGCTCCAAACAGTTACGCCATCACCTATTTTTAAATAATCGGTATCGAGTTCGTAACCTAGTTCCCCATCTGCTAAAACTGGATTTGCGGACGTCCAGTTAGCTGCACTGTCTCTTCTTACTTGAATTTGTACTGCCATGTTATGCTCCCCCTCCGTTAAGGGCTATTGTAGAAGTATTCCTAATTGTTGTTGCTGTACCACCGTCTATATTCAAGCCGCCCCCGTTTGCAAGAACAAAAGCTGTCGTTGCTACTTGGTTACTATTTGTAGTAGGCGCCGCGGTTGGTGCTGTAGGTATACCTGTAAAATTTGGGCTATTTAAAGTAGATAAAGAAGCAAGCTCTTGGTCTACATAAGCAATGGATGCTTTAGTGGCAAGAGTATTGTTTACAGAGGAGGCAAAATTACTGTCATCTCCAAGAGCTGCAGCCAGCTCGTTTAATGTATCTAAAGATTCTGGGGCTGCATCTACTAAATCATTAATTGCATCTGTTACATATTGAGTTGTTGCAAAGTTGGTAAGCGATCCCGGTGTGAATGTAAACACACCCGTAGTGTTATCGTATGAAAGAGAGGACCTATCTCCATCAGAAGTTGTTACAGCACTTAAACTAATAAGTTCTATCTTATCTACCAGATTTGTAGGGATAATATTAGAAGTATCTCCTACAGAAGTATTTAAAGGAAGTACAACACCCCCAGTATCTGATGCAGAAATAGAAGCTGTTCCGAGTGTAATAGTATTTGCTGCAAAGTTACCGGACTCAACAAAAAGATTAGCAAACCTTTTTGTTGGGCTACCGATATCAATACCAGAGTATGTGGTTACATCGTTTACAGTAGTACTTGCTGCGTTTATGTCTGGAAGAATTGCGCTATTCAATGCTCCCAATCTTGTATCTATAAAGTCAATAGTAGTTACTATTGGACCTGTGGCCCCGTTTAAAGGTGTAGGAGCTTGCACTAAACCCGTAAACGTAGGGTTATTTATATTAGCTTTTAAAGATAATCCGGAAACTAAATTACTGTTTACTTGTAATAAACCTGCGATTAAATCAGCATTTACTTGTCCTACTCCCGTTAATAAATTAGAAAAGTTATTATCAACTTCCTGATTCGTTAACGACCCTAGATCAGGCTGCCCTGCTAGTGGAAGTCTTAAACGGAGAGTAGGAGAAGTATAAGTAGGCATTTTAAATCCTCTATTAAGTCTGGTCTGCTATTTTAATAGACCAAGTTACCTGTAGGCTATCTTGTGGAGCCTTGTTTACTTGTTTGAATCGAGTACGACAAAGCATGCTCTGATCTTTGTTAATAAACTGACCGTTGCCACTACCACCGCCAACAGTATTATTTGCTTTAATCATTGCTTGCTTGTTAAAGATACCTGCTTCTGTGATAGGTAGAGATACTGGACCATTTGCACCTGCAGCAGTTGCAGCTAGAGACCCTACTGTATGCCCTCTCAAAGAAGGATGATTTTCTCCAAAGAAAGCACGATAAACTAGACGATCTCCTGATTTTCTTACCGTTATAACTGCGCCTGTTGTGGTATCATAAGTACCTTCAGGACTTACACCAGCGTCTTCTTGAAGAACGCCAGAACCAGCAGGGTTTTCAATAGCTTGGTAAACTTTATTTTCAACGTGCCCCACGCCTCCAGTATTTGCAGCAATATTTGCGGTACGAGCCATATCTACTCGCCCACTCTGATAAGTGACTAAAGGAGTGCCTGGATTAGCAGGATCATCTTTTCCACTAGTAGCTGCTGCGTTCGCGGTAGTACCTACAGTACACTCACGCTCTAGAATCTCGTTTGAAGCGCTCGGTGCCGCTGCGGAAATAATACCGTCAATAGTACTGGTATCCCCCGTACCAAGACCCATATATCGCATCATATCGGGAAAGCCACTATATGCTTCTCGATCTTGTCCGGAATCAATCATGCGACCTACGATATGCGCCAGGCCTTGATCTGTAATTTTATTTCTTACTGTTTTGTGTTGCTTTACCTTACCTAACTCATCTCTGAGAACTAGGTTAACGGTGCCTCTAGCCATTAGTCCGTCTTTGTGCATAATTAATCTCCTATGATTGTGCTGCCGACATATGCTTGTGAAAAATACCCAGATGAGTAGTTCTGTGAAAATGCAGAAAATGTGTCGTCGGCTAACGCGTTCTCTGCTTGGTAATCTCGTTTATAATTTACTTGTCTATAAAATGTACTAATTGTACTTAAAAGTTCTTCTGTTGTTTGTTTTTGAATTTCTCGTGCATCTGTATCTGAAGCCTTGAAGAAGTCAAAGCTAAATACAGGTCTAAAAGTATTTGAAGTTGTCGCAGCATTTACATTTTCGTTTAATTTTTTTAGTGTATCTTTAGTATTTTTAACGCTTAATCCAGCTGCAAACTCGTCAAAAGAAGATATTGGCGATAAAATACCTGTAACATTTGATGCCTTAACCTTTAGGAGTATAGTTTTATTTTCTAAAGTTGCTAAAGCCGTGAGTTGTTCCCCCTCTGGTAATATAACTTTTGCAGGTAAAACGTCAACAATAGATGCAACCTCGTCTAAAAAAGTTGCTTTATCTACAAACTTACCTGTTATTCCTTCTATAAGAGCCGTATCTGCTCTAGGGTATACGGATTCTTCGTAATCTATAATTTTTAGATCCATAAATAAGTCTGAAATATCTGCTTCAAGTATTGCTTTTTCTTTGTTCAATATAACTTTTACAGGTAAAACGTAGTCAGTGCGTGCTGAAAATAATTCCGGCTCAAGAGTTAGAGGCAAACCAAAAGACATTTGATCTCGTCCTGCGTATCCGCTTAATAATTCTCCATCTCTCTCAGTCATTCTACTATTATTGACTTGAGTCGGATTCCGAGCTACTTTTGTATAATAACCTGGTTCGTAGTAACTAAATACTTGAATTACTCTATAGTATGGATACTGTGGCGCTACCTGTCCGGTATTAGTCCTAATATTCAGGAGCAAGAAGTCGTCGGTAGAGCGATTCCTTTGGTAAAACTCGTAAGTGCCTTGGCTGACAGGAGCATACGTCTCTGTATACACAGCCGGGCCAGGAACATATACTGTATCTAATAAACCATCAGACCAAGTTTTATTCCCATCACTATCTTCTTCAAAACTTCTACCTATAATAAAGTCTGTACTTAAAAATCTTCCAACAAGGTGTTCTGCATTTACAGTATCTCTAGCAAGATGTATTTTATTAGCAAGTACGTTTTCGTCAAGCTCTACTACATCTTTGAGTCTTGGTGACATATCTAAAGAAACTCCTATTCCTTTAAACTCATTATCATGCCAACGAGCACTTTCAACAACTGCTAACTCTGTATCTCTATCAGTAAAAGTGCCGTCCCCTGCAGACCTAGTATACAGATAGTTCGTGCCTTCTGAATAAGTATTATTTGAGTAGCGCTGGAAGTAGACGTTTTTGGACAGGTGTAAATAAGGTCTTTTGTACTTTGTAACTCCTATATTTAAAAATTTCTTTGGGTCATCTTCAAGATTTGCAGTATCATTTCGAAATACAATTCTTGAAGGATAAATTAGCTCATCTAACTCTGCTACATCTTTCAATCGAGGTTTTAAGTCAAAAGAAACTCCTATTCCTTTAAACTCATTATCATGCCATCTAGAAGACTCGATGACAGCAAGCTCTGTATCTCTGTCTGTAAGAGGTCCTTGGCCTGCGCTCAGTCTATTTGCGTTGCCTCCTCCGCCCGTAGTCGCAGTAGTAGTAAACTGAGTATAGTTTTTATGACTTCCATACTGTAAATAAGGTCTTTTAAAAGCTTTAAAAGCTAGACCGAATAACTTCTTTGGAGGTGCATCTTCAAGATTTGCAGTATCATTTCCAAGTACAATTCTTGAAGGATAAATTAGCTCATCTAACTCTGCTACATCTAGTAGTCTTTTTAATGTTTTTGTCTTGGTTGAATCCTCCAGATGGGTTTCATCAAAAAGACTTTTATTAGTACCTTTTTTAGCTAAAGTTGTTATATGGGCCTGATCTATACTTAGTACGGCTCTTACAGGCTCTATATAATCTGAACTACCTATAAAAGTTTGTAAAGTTGGTTGATATAAAAACTGAGCCAAGTCATCTAACTCTGCAGCACTTTCCAATATTAAGTTAGCACTCCAATTCAAGTAAAGAGCTTCTTCAAAAGTTAGTACATCTACTAAACCCTTCTCTACTTTAAAAGGAAGCAGCTCAGCTCGTGCAAAAGCTATATCCTCCAGCTTTTTCATGGGCTGATTCTTACTGTATTCTGCCACCGAAAAATAGTCTAAAAATGGTGCTTTATCTACAAGCTTACCTGCTACATCAGAAAGTTGCGGAATATCTTCAAAAGCTTTCTTTATCTCAAAACCATGTAATGTATCTTCTAAGTCAAGCTGGTCAAAAGGATTACTATGCCTTCTCATAATTAAGTCTAAATTCAAAGACTTAATCAAAGGGCTTGCCATATTCAAAGTAGAAAAAGTAGCTGAGGTAGTCTGTATTCTTCCAAGTGCTATTAAAAGCTCTTCTACTATTGTAGGTTTACTTGTTTCTGAAGATTTTACAGTACCTAAAAAAATACCTCCGGAGAGGTTGACAGTACCTAACGAAGGGACAGAAGATATATACGCTAGGCTAAGTACTGCTTTCATTTAGAGTCTCATTTAAACACAGGATTCTGTGTAGCTACTTTTTTTAGTGTTGGAGCATTAAAATTACTGCTAAGTATGCTAATAGGTGTTCTTATTGTTTGCAGCTTTGATATACGGACATCTCCGCTATAACTTAGCTTAGCTAGTTTATAGGGCTGCCTCACGAAAATTGACCTCGTACTCTAAAAGTAATATGCTCAAATACTGTTTGCTGAGTTCCATCATCAAAAGTAATTGAAAGCTCGCCTTCATAATAACCTTCCTCAATAGTAGCAACCCAAGGACCTAAAGGAAACTGTATTGCACCCGCAGCAATGTCAGAGTTATCTGCATCAAAAGTAATAGTAGTTAATATTGTATTTGTAGATTTCTTTCTAATTGCTAAAGTAATAGTTCCCGAAAGACCTAAGTTTATATTAAACGCAGCAGCCGTGTCATCTCTTACAAGATTAACTTGTAGGTTTGCTAAAGTATCTCCTGATACAAGTGAAATTATGTTCATAAAATTACCTATTCGTTTTCCGATCTTTGGGAATTATTTCCAGATACAGAGAATTATATCTAAGTTAACCTTGGATGTCAAGATTTATTTTTGGTAGGGGGTTATACTCTTACCAGGGAACGCCTGTAGAGATTGCTGGAGCCTTGGACTCTTCAATCTGATCTGCGATTCTTTCTTCAATAGCACTACCCTCTACTCCGGCTTTAACCCATGCCACAACGGTGGCCTCTGTTAGGTTTGCATACTCGATGTAACCCTCGGCTTCAGTATCGGGGGCAAAGCTCGTAGAGCCATAGCTGCTACCTTTATGCTCTACTCCTTCGATTACTTCTGAGTCAAAAGCTGTCCAATGCGCCGTTACTACTCCGTTATCCGTATTTCTTTCCAACTCTACAATTTTCCAAGTTACTGCCATTTTATTTCTCCTATTTCTATGCGTTTTATAACGCTGTTAAAGTGCTGCTATTATGAATGCGAGTAACTCGCTGTAGCGAACGCCAAGTCTAGTTTTTTCTTCGTTTGTTTCTTCGTCAGTCCAAGTAGTGCTAATAAACATTGCATAGTCACTTGCGTTTAATCCTTCAGAACTAAACGCGTCTTGTAGGTCTTGAGCAATGATACCAAAGTGTGTACGAGCTTCATCGCCCTTCTCATCTACTGAGTCCTTCCAGCGGAACTTGCGTAACAAACCTTTACAAGCTACAGCTACACGAGTTTCTGCATCAGACAGTTCTTCAATATCCTGCTTTTCATTGCGGTCAGAAGTTTGAATAGTTCCGTTAGTGGCGTAAACGTCATCAAATCTTGCGTTAGATTGACCAAGATCCAAAGAGTTATCATTAGGCAGGTTTGATAATACATTAAAAGGTCTAATATATTGAGCCTGTTGATAAGAAACATACTGTAATCCAGCAGCCTTGTTACCCATAGATATGTAGCTATCTGTAGCAGTGCCGTGTACGTTTATCTGACCAGCATTTGTGTTATCTTTGCGGAATACAGCAATGCTACCTGTCGCAGTTAGTTTATTAAGCAATAACGGTTGAGCTGTTGCTGTAGCTACAATAGCTGAATATGCGCCTGTACCTGATTGCAGCTCTACTCCGGCAGTACCTGTGCTACTAGCAGTTTTATTTACTAGCAATTGACCTAAAGTATTAATTCTAACTTTTTCATTACCGCCAATATTAAATCTGTGCTCTGAAGCAATGATTTTATTTATGACATAAGCTGTCCCGCTTCGGTTGTAATGCTGAGTTGTGTTTAATCCACTTTGATTTGCAGGGAAAAACTCTATCCCTTCAGCGCCATTATTAGAGACTGATAACTTGCCTTGCGGTGTGGTTGTACCAATACCCACGTTTGAGGTAAAGTTCTTAACGCCGCCAATAGTCTGAGTGCCAGTGGTATTGACATAGCCAGAACCCTGAACGCCATCGAGTAAGTCAGCGTCTAAGCCAGAGCCAGCGCCATCGTTGGCAGAGTTCCATTGTTTAGCCCAAGCCGTCCAAGTACCGTTATAGTAATGACGTACATACTTATCATTATTATTGTATTGGGAGTAACGCTGCTCAGTTTGCAGACCATTACCTTGGTCGCCAGTTATTACTTCAAGGATACCCGCTGCTAATACAGGGTAATTAGAGCCACTTGTTGCGTCAGCGTTTGAGTCTTGAGCGTAATATCCTGTAGTCCTGTATGTGTTTAAATCCTGCGAACCTGCAATCTCAGCGCCAGACTTAAACAATTTAGTGCTAGTGTTTAGGTAATAACTACCTTGCTGGTTATCTAACAAGTCAGCATTTAGGCCGGAACCGGGGCCATCGTTGCCTGCGTGCCAGACTTGATTTCCCGATATTAAAGCATTAGAAAAATCAACATAAGCTCCACTTCTAGGTCCATGCATAGCGAGAACGCCGGTGGCGTTGTTATCATGCCCCCACATACCCCACTCACCGTTACCTATGGCTGCAAGCCCTGTCCAAGTGTTGCCGCTTGCGCCTTCAATTGAAGTAGCTCCGCCGCGATAACCAAGCGACATTCCATAATTGTCCATACTGGCTGTAGTGCTATTATGCTCTGTGAAGAATATTCGGCTTGAACCTTCTCCACTAGTGTCGGTATTTCCTTCTATAGAAAGGTATCGAGCGCCAACTGTTGCGCCTGCACCGGGCACGCCCATAGTCAAGAATGAATCGTCAGCGGTTGAGGTTATATTTCCGTTAACGTTTATGCCTGTGCTTTCTATACTTAAAACACCATTTACTCCGCCAGCTTTAAAAGACATGCGGTCTATCAAATGGTTGTAAGTAAGTGCTCCAACATCATTGTCGCCACTGTCGCCAAACAACAGCCCAGCTTCTAAAAAGGTAGGGCTAAGAAAAGATATATAAGCGTTTGAATCGTCTTCTATGACCATTGCAGAGTTTACATTAGATGCAAGAGCACTAGATTCACCATTAAAAATATGCAGTTTTCTTTCCGGCAAAGTAGTGCCAATACCCATATTACCTGAACTGTTTATTCTAACATCTTCACTACCGCTTCCGAAGAATCTAATATTACCAGTTGAGCCAGGCTTTAATGTTATATCTGTTATAAGCGCTGTTCCACCTTGACCAATTTCAAGAATACCTGTAGAGCCATGTCCAATAATTTTTCTTAAATAGTTATTATCATCAGAATATATATAATTATTTTTTTGTATTATTAAGCCAGCATCAGTTGCAGTTTCTATACCTGAAGTAAATGACCCGCCTTCAGATACAATTGCTCCATCAACTTGCAGTTTTGCAGCGGGCGAACTCGTACCAATACCCACGTTGCCAGAAGCCAGTAAATTAATATTTGCAGCTTCAATAGAGAAGTCTCTCCAAGCGCCTGCGTCCCAGTCTCGAGATCGAATTCTTCCCGTATTAGCCCCGGATTGCTGGAAGTCTATAACTACTGCGTTATTGATTCCAGAGGGGTTACTTCTTACACCCCCTTCTGCTACAAAGGTACCATCCACGTGTAGTTCTTTGACAGGAGCAGTTGTTGCGATACCCACACGACCAGCGCTGGATATGCGCATGCGTTCTGAGCCGTTTATATACGTTCGTAAACTACCGTTTTCACGCATATTTATATAGCCGTCATTCGCGTACTGAAGTATAGACATACCATCAGAAGATGTTGCGCCTGTTGTAACATCAGTAAGATGTAGCTCTGCACCATTACCTGAAGCATGGATGTGCAGACTTGGTTGCGCGTATGCACCACTAGGCGAACTAGTACCAATACCTACACGACCTGCGCTGTTTATGCGCATACGTTCTGTGTTATTAGTTTGGAATATTAGGTCTCTGTTATCTCGTAAGTTAAAATATACGTTACCGCCAGTATGCTGACCAATATCTATACCAGTGTATGAAGAATTATTAAATCTAGCGTAAGCAAATCCAGAACTAGTCAAATGTAAAAGCTGAGAAGGCGAACTAGTACCAATACCCAAAGACTCCGCAGACGCATCCCAAAAGAACTTAGCCGTTGTGCCTGTGTCCTCGTAGAAGCTGATGTCTCCTGACTCCTGAACATCTAACAGAGTTTTAGTAGCCCCATCATGGGTTACGCGGAAAGACCTATTAGTAGCAGTGTTGTCTGAGTCAATATCTATATAGAAGTTGTTTTTAGCTGTTATTGCGCTGCTAGATTCAGCGTTGAAGCTGTTTATTGAGCCTTCAAATATATTAGCCGTGGCTGTGCCAGTGACGTTTATGCCATTAGCTGTTAATACGCCAGCTCCAGCATTAGTCCCACTCCCTGCATTAATCTCGACATTTCCATAAAACGTTCCAGCTTTAGGATCTACATGACCTGAAGTACCTCTACCATGCAATTCAAAAACTAAACCATTATCTGGTTCATAAAATTTTAAATCAGAATCCGGATAAATGCTTGCAGTTGTTTCATTTATCACTGTCCAATTAACATCTCTGGCAATACTATTATTAGTGTCCCATGCACTTGCCTCAAAAACTAAAGATGCAGAATCATATTCTTGGTTATTTATATCTGCCGTTCCTTGCTTTTTTAGACGAACCTGAGTATTAACATTAGCTGTGCCTGATAGGTGGAGGTCTTTGAAGCGTTCAGAAGAAGCGCCAAGGTCGATGTTGCCATCCGCACTTGTTCCATTGGTATTATATGGTTGAATGTTATCTACTACAGCATCTCTAAAACGAAGACCAGACGCACCAGAACCAATAAGAAGGTCTGTCCCACCTAAACTACCAATACTACCTACGGTTGTGCCGTCTTTGTAAAACTCTGCAATGTTCCCATCAGATGTTGTTCGGCTAAGATATAGAGCTGGGCCAGCACTTCTAGTCATAAATGAACGACCTTCAGGGCGTAAATCAATTCCAGCAGTAGTGAAAGCTGATGATGTGCTAGTCTTCCCCACCAACAGGTTGCCTGCGCTGTCTATGCGCATACGTTCTGTGCCAGCAGTAGTGACAGCCAAGGTATCTGTTGTAGGTCTATATAAACCTGTGTTGGTGTCGCTACCAAAGCTATAAGCAGGGCTTCCAGCAGATCCACCACCTGCATGGACATTAGTTAAGGAAACAGTAGCTGTGCTAGATACCGAAAAGAAACTACCAATACTTACGTTACCTGATTGGTCTATGCGCATACGTTCTGTATCATTGCCATCAGCATTAGTCGTATGAAAAGTCATCCCATAATGACTACCAATACTATTTAGAGCGATAGTTTGTATAGATGTTTTTACACCTGCTCCGGGCGCGGAGGCATCAACAGCGGAAACTGCAAATTTACCTATAACTTGATTTAACGCAACGCTAGTATCTGTATCAGCTATAAGAACAGTAGGTGTGGCAGTTTGACTATTGCCCGTGACTGTGATAGCCCCGGTAGAGATAGTTCCAATGTTGGTCAGGTTGCGGCTAGAGTCTATTACTGTGGTTGTACCAATTTTGAAGTCTCCATCAGTGCGAACATCTCCCCCAAAATAGTTTTGTACAGCATCAGAAATATAAACTCCGTAGGCAGTTGTTGGCAGCTCTCCCGCATAGTTTCCATAGTATAGGTAGGTTGTGTTTGTCTGAGATACGCCACTGTTGTTGTCGTATTGAGCGCTGTAAACATAGCTAGTACCTAATAAATCACTAGTACCATTTACTTCGATTTCAGAATATGTACCATACGCGGCTGTAACCGCCGCACTGTCTGTGGTGGTTGACGATTTAAAATAACCACCATACATGTTATTTGTGTCAGCGGTGCTGTTATCAGACACGGCGACTCCTGTAACGCCGGCAATGTTTTGGACAGCTCCTGCTCCACCATTATCTTCTGCTTTAAAATAGCCCCCATAAACTTGACTCGTCTGACCTATCGTAGGAGTAGAAGTAGCATCAGCGAATATTCCGTATACAACGTCTGCGTCACCTGTGGAATCCACATCAATGTAAGCACCATAAGCTCTATGCTCATTACTCGTATCTCCACCCGTAGCACTAGAATTAATATCTATGTAGAGACCGCCCTGCTCTCGGTCTGCAGTAGTAGCTGCAGTACCGGAAAGAGTTGATACAATTTCTTCAGCAAAGTAAAAATCTTGATTGGGATTTGTTTGATTTGCTGTAATTCTTAAAGCACCATTTGGTTCATTATCAACATCAATAACTAATGCACCAGTCAGCGTACCACCAGCAAGAGGCAGGTAGTTGGCAAGAGAGCTGTCGGCAGCATATCCGGCTAAAGCATGGTCACCCCACCCGTAAGCTGTATTCCAGTTAGTAGAGGTACCTCCAGTGGCTGTGATAATCCCGCTAGAGATAGTTCCAATATTAGTTAGGTTTCGATTAATATCTAATACAAGTGTACCGTTTGAAGCTAAACCGCCTTGCCTAATATCAATACCATTAGCATCATGATAAGAGTATGCACTGGTACCTCCAGCTATTACAACTCTATCAGCTGAAGTAGTGCCTGAGGCGTTAGTGGCTAACCATAAACTTCCATTCGTAAGGCCGGGGTTTCTAGCTATAAAAGCTCCTCCGACAACATTAAAGTTACTAGCTTCGACAGAGGTCGAGAACTCTGCACTTGTACCTGTTAAAGCTCCTGTAAGAGATATTGTGCCTACAGATAAGTTATAGTTTCCTGCAACTCGGGTGCCCCAAGTATTCCAGCCAGTTCCAGCGGCATTCAATACGCGCAAATTATTTCTTGTATAAAGAAAGCTGGTCGCTTGTAAGTAACCTCCTGCTGTAATGTCTGTTCCAATCAGAGCACCTGTTATCGTACCTCCTGTAAGAGGCAAGTGTCCAGTCTGTGAATAAGCATAGGCGGTGTTCCAGTTAGTGTCATTATAGCCTGTTGCTGTTATAGTACCATTTATAACAACACCGTCATTCTCTAATCTTAGCTTTTCTTCAAAGGCGCCGCCACTGCCTCCACGCTTGATAGAAAATACCATGTCAGAACCATAGTCACCAATGCCCCATGTTCCTGTAGATACTTGTTGTATTTGACCCGCTAAAACATTACCAGAATCATCAGCACCTCTAAACTCAACCGTACCAATAACCTGGTCAGCAATTATACTGGTGTCAGTATTTTTAATTGTTATTGTAGGGTTTGTTGCAGTCTCAAGAGATATATCACCACTCAGCGTACCACCAGTAAGAGGCAAGTGTCCGGTCTGTGAATAGGTATATGAAGAGTCCCACTGACCTATTTTTGTATAACTTAGGGTCGCTTCACTGGCTCCATCATATACTTTAATAACGCCCGTGGAGGGGCGTAAGTCAATATCACCCGATGCCGTACCAATATTTAGATCGAGGTCTCCGTAGATTTCATTAGGATCGAAAGCTAGAGTATTAGTTCCGTTTGTAATTTGAAGATAACCGTTGGCTATAGTACTTAATCCAATTGTGCCGGACGAAGTTATTGTGGTTTTATCGCCTACATCAAGGCCATTTTTTACTTTGAAATTCTTATCATTTGCCACGGTTCACATCTCCCCAACTGGCTTGCCCCCGTTGCGGGGGCGGTATATTTTATTTGATACAAGTATAGAAAATTTGATCTACTTTGTCAAGTGTTATTTTTCTATGCTGGGAGTAATTGTTTTGCCACTTTGTATGTAGTAGAGGTTGCAGTAGCACCTACAGCGAATACTCTTACTACTCCTGTACCTAAAGTTACATCATATGTAGCTAAACTGCCGTTTGTAAGTACAGAACCGTACTGAGTTGAGACTGCAGTTGTACCATTATGGGTAACTAAAAGTTCGCAGATATGTCGATTCGTACCTTCAGAAGCGCAGATAGTTAGCTTTGCACCTACAAAGTCAGCTGCTACAAAGCTAGCAATTTCTGTAGAAGTAACAGACGCTACATCTGTAGTTTCTGAAGCAAGTGTTAAACCGCCAGCACCAACTGAAAGATTTGTAGCAATATCGAGAGTAGCGTTGTTAAATACATCTTGAGTATCGCTTTCTCCATATCCGACACGAATCTTAGAAGCAACAGTTAGCTTACCGTCGGTAGACAAAGCCATTGCACCTTGAGCAGTTGTATGCACATCATCGCCCCACCAGAAGCCTCGGTCATTATCACTATTCATCTGAAAGGTCATTGCCCAGTCAGAGTTAAGAGACCCGAAGTTAACGCCAGACTGCATACCAATAGCATATGTACCTACACTATATACTCTTAACTTATCTCTCGAAGAAGAGGCAGGCATTTGAATACGAGTTGCTTCAAGCTGGTCTACTAGTAAGTCTGCTCTGTTATAAGAAGGGTGCGCAGTATCAATAAAAACAGCTTCATCTGGTTCAGGTGTATACTGGTCAAATAACTTCCATACGCCATCATCAGCGTCTCGGAACAAACCAGCATGAGCATAGCTAGTATCAAAGTATCCTGCAGCAAAACCTAAATCTGGATTAGCATTAGTATGAGCTCTTGCAGAACCTCCGGAAACATAGGTACCTGTGGCAGTGTTTTCTACAGTAAACGTATTAGCAGTTACAGCTGTAATAAGCTCTTCTACTACGTTATAAGCAGCAGGCGTGATGCCTACAACATTCACGGACATTCCAGTAATATACCCATGATTCTCAGAAGTTGTGTAAACTATTATTGTTCCATTTCCTACTGCATTCGTAATTGTAGTTTGAATGGCGTTGTTCAGGAAAATCATATTATCGGCAACAGTTAAGTTCTGAGCACTTACTGTGGTTGTAGAGCCTCCAACAACAAGGTCTCCTTCTATGGTGACGTTATTTTCAAACGTTTTATCTCCGCTAATTGTTTGAGCACCCGTAGTTCTTACAACAGTAGAGTCTACAGCTAAATTTGCTTCCCCAGAAGTTGCTCCGCCAGATAAACCATCACCTGCAATAACTGCTGTTATATCTCCAGCTCCTGGTGCGGTACTACCTCCTCCATTTGATATAAGGAAGCCAGCAGTAGAAGTAGGTAAGCTCGCAGTAAAGATCCTAGAACCTTCTACAATACTTGTTGCGCCTGTAGTAAGAAAATCTACTTCTATATCAAAGTAATATGTACCCGCTGTTAAAGATACAGTAGTACTCTTTTCAATAAAACCCTGAGCATTTACAGCTCCTGCAAAATTGCTAAGTACTACACTGTGGTCAGCTTCAATTAAACCGTCAGATACAACGTTATCTAAATCCGGTGTTACTAAATATTGCAAGGAAGTTGGAGTGCCTGAAGTTACTCTCTGAATAGGTGCCGCAGTCCAGTTGTCTAGTCTTAAAGTAGGGCTAGTATCAGTAGGGCTGTTTCTTTGGAACAAGCGAGTTTTTACTGTGTTTGGGATACTGTCTAGCACTGCTTGAGTTAAGTCAGGCACTGCAGTAGTGTTTACAGTGCTTCCTGTTCCGGAACCCACTCGTGTAATTTCATAATATTCCCAAAGACCAGCAAAGTCAGTATGCCTAAGTACCGTACCTTTTGTATAAGTATAGCCTCCTGTAGTAATCTCGTTAACGGTATCAGCAGTAGTCTGCAAAAGAATGTCATTCCACATCCAATAATGCAAATTTTCAAAAAGACTAGCAGGTCTTTTTAAAACATAATATTTTGGGCTGGTTGATTTTGCATAGTAAGTCTCATCTACTTCTCCGCCAGCTTTAAAAAGTTGATCACCGGTAGTTGCTGCCCCTACTCTGAAACTAAACTCTTGCCCTGCTACAACTTTAAAATAGAGTACGACAGTATTTTCGTTAGAAAGCTGCGTTACACTCGGCCATGCACTACCATCTACTTTGGTAGCTCCAATTACATTTCTTATATTTTTACTATAGTTAACTACTAGTGTAACTCGTACGACTTCGCCTCCTTTTAAAGCTCTTCCTAGCGGTTCTGAAACTCCGTTTCGTATTACTGTTAGATTAGCATTTGTTGTTCTTTGGTGGTATTCAAAACCTCTAACTTCTAGATTTACGGCAGTCTCTGGGGTCTGTCCTCCAAAGTACTCCTCACTTAGATAGCTACTAAAGTTAGAAACATTTACGGCGCTTTTAAAAGTTACGTCGGCTGGTTCGGTAAGTACTATCTCTTGATAGGTTGTAGCATCCCCGCTATTGAGGTCTCCAGAGAGATTCTTTGTTATGTTATATACACGAGAACTTGTCGCGCCAGCAATCTGTGCTATGGCCGTCTCTGTGAAACCTCCCTCAGAATCAAAATACACGGCGCCAGCAGAGTCAGATAGTTGTATATTCTTTGCTCTAACTAAGCCTTCTTTTGTCACGCTGAAAGGGGCTTGTAGAGGGCTTTCAGATCCTGCGTATATTCTGAAAGTTTCGTTTGCTCCATCTAATGCTGCGTAAGAATTATCGACAATAATATTGTTTTCTTTTGTATAAACGGCTAGCTTCGTGTTTTCGTTTATATTACCGCCAGTTATAGTACTTTGTGCTATTTCAGTGTGAGTAACAGTACCATCTTGTATATTATCAGCAACAATTGTTTGGTCAGCTACTTCACTATTTGTTACACTTTTAGGTTGGAGTATTTGAGAAGCTTCATTAACACTAGCATTTACAGTTACTAAAGGAACTGTGAAATATCCGTCTTCGGTTCTATAAACTCTAGCTATAACTGTATCATTGGTGTAGTCTACAAAGATATTAGACGTTTGAAATCCTTGAGAAAAGTACGCAGGTACAATAGCTCTGTCTAAAACGAGTTCGGTATCACTTTTAATATACGCGATTCTTGCTACTTCAGACTGGCTGACAGCTTTAAATATCTCTCCAACTTTACACTCTGTAGTAAAGCTAGTTCCTGTTCCTATAATTCTACTTCTATTTGCTGCCTTAATTATAGTGCCTGTCAGAGTTGTGAGACCTGTTGTCTCGCTGCCTGTTCCTGCCTCAAACCAGTAGGAATGAGTATCATTATACTTCATCAATTTTAAACGATCATCACTATCGCTAGCATCAAGCATGACATAGGCATGTTCTGATATAAAAGCACCTGGAGAAGATTGCTCTACTTGTGTAATTACAGGTAAGTCTGTACAAACTTGCTTGTATGTCGCATCAATATCTTCAATGTTTGAAAATACCGCTGCAGTAGGATGTGAAGATTCAATTGTATAATTAAATCCGTGCGAGTCTGTTCCAAGCATGAAAGTGCCTGATTCATTTATAGAAAGACCTACATTGCTGCTTCCTCCATAAGGTAGGCCTTGCGGCAGCCTAACAGTCTTTGTAGAGAAACGGTCAAGTATAGTTACTGTAGTTTTTACAAGTATGGATCTATTGCCTAAAGTGTTTATAGTTCGCACACCTAGAACATAAGTCCCATCTTCTACGCCTGTAAATTCAATACTGGTACTATCGCTACTGACTAATATAGGGTTAGGATGCGAGGGCATATTATGAAAAATTTCATACCCTGATATAAACTCATAGTCAATGCCTGCAAAATCTACTCCGTTCTCGGGGGCGGGAGGAGTCCATTGCAATGTAAATTCTTCGCCTTCTACCAAAGAAACAGGTGTAATTAAAGCATGGGGCTCTAAAGGTGGAGGGACTATAGAATCTGGATTTACTGAAGGAAGTACATTTTCTTCAACATAAAGATTAAACTCCTTGTCTACTGCATCAAATTTCTCATTATAATGAACCACCGCTGTAATATCGTATTTATCTTCTGAACCTTGAGAAATTGATAGTACTTTATACTGCTTTGCAGAACCCAAGACGGTAGAGCCATTAATTGACTCTTTTAACATCCATACAGTAGCGGCAGCTGGAGTAGTAGTAAATGCAGTACCTACGGTTAAAGAGGTTACATTACCAGATGGAGTTGTTACTTCTTGAGTCTCAACACGAGTATACTCAGACCAATTTACTTGAATAGGGTTACCACTATCATCTACTAAATTACTTGCATCTTCTTCTGTGGTTATCGACGGAACTAAGTCGCCTTTATTATATACTACTGTGTCAATTACTGACTCGCCTTCTGTAATAATAAAAGCGCCAGGCTCTACTATAAGTACACTTAGATCATAGGTTGAGCCAGATGCAAGCGTAACAGTAGAGTCTATTGGTATAGTAGTTGTGTTTCTAGTACCTACGGAGGGTATGCGTCCGCTGTACCTTATCGCGAAGCGATCAGCGTCCTGAACATTTACTATGTCCCCCGGAGCTATGAAAGCTGCATTTATAGAAGTGGAGAAAGAAACAATCTCTGTTTGGTTAATTGCTGTCCAAAGCTTCCATCTACCATATCGAATAGCTTGGCCTTCGCTTGTGGCTCCAAATGCTACGGCTTCGGAAGTTATGATCTGCCCTGTTTCTATTATATTATTTCTGTCCTCGATCAATACCGGAACGGAATTATAGTTATTGGCTGGGTTATTCCAGCTAACATATATTTGATTTGCGCGAGTTTTACTTCCTGTGCCTTCATAGCTAAACGAGCCGTCTAGTATGTTACCTTTTGTAAAGTTATATACGGGTTCTTTAGGTTGATCCGTGACTGCAAAAACCTGTCCGTCTAGCCAGTAGACCATACTTCTAAATACTGTGGCAAAGTCTTTTATAACTTTGTAAGCATCACTAGATTTTGTAAGATATATATTTGCAGTAAATCGAGGCTCTAAACCTCCTTTACCGTCTGACACAAGTTCGTCACAGTATCTACCAATTCTATATAGAGCATATTTATCTATTTGCGCAGTATTTAAGAAAGCTCCTAAACCGTACCGGTTGTTTACTAGTATATCATAAAAAATCCACGCAGGATTATTAGTATATACTTTAACAGGTCTAAACAATCCATTCCAAGCTTGATAGTTTGCTTCTATAGTGCCATTACTTGAATTACGAGTGTATTCAGCAATACCTGTACTGCTTTCTTCGCGAGTCACATAGTTAGAAGGAACGTTTACTAACAGACCTCTTGCGTGGTAAGTACGAGTAGGCATACTATTAAACTGCTTAGAGCTGAAAGTAACGTTAGAGTATGCAGTGTAAGGATGATTTAATCGTTCTTTAATAGTAGTAGTAACGCTACTAATAGTAACTTCGGCAGCTGTGTTAAGCTTTCCAGTACGGTCCCCATATTGATCGTAGCTATCCCCTGTGTGTGCAGTTTTTCGAGAGATAGTGACTCTAAAGTTGCTATAAGGTTTGAAAGGGCTTAAATCAATAACACTTGAAAAACTATACGCATCTTTTGATTTACCTCCATGTCTTAAATTACTGGCAACAATTACTTCGTCTGTCCACTCGTTGGGGCTGTCCAACGTAGCAAAAGCAATACTAACTTTAAAAAAGACATAGTTATGTCTGTCTCCCTCACCATCTTTTCGGCTAGAGTATAGTCCATTTCCATAACTATACACTACTCTAATTTCGTCTGCTTCTTGAGCTTGTTCAGGGGTCAGATTAAAGCCTTGCGTTTGAGAAGTAGCCACTAATTGCAAAGGTGCTACACTTCCCCCAGCAAACTCAGTAGACTGCTCTAAAGGAGGTCCTCCAGTAGGGGTATGACTTATAGACGTAGAGCCTACACCGCCCTCTCCATTCATTGGGGACTGAAGTAGCGTACCTACGCGAAACTGAGCTGAAAAACCTTGAAAAGTGCTAGTAGTATCTAAAGCAGCGTCCAATCTTTCTAAGGTTAGTATGTTAGCTGAAATGGCGCTACTCAAGTCAAATTTATAGTATCCTGTAGCCCCTTCCCAAGCATCTGGTAAAGTAGCTGAAAATGCCTCTAAAAACCCGACTAGGCTTATATTAACGACACGATCAACTTCAAGCCTGTAAGTTCCATCATCTATTAGAGTAGAAGCGTCTGCTCCTACTCCTGCTTGAAAACCTACGTTTTCTCCATCATCTCTGTGGTATATTATACCTTCGATAGGTAAACCTTCATTAGCAGTCCCGTACAGTCTTGCAGGAGAAAATTTAGTAATAGATTCAGTAGTGGAGGCCCTTTGAGTGGCAGTAGTAACCATTCCTGGTTGAAAAAACCCTACCTCTGTTGTAGTAAGGTGATTAAGTCTGCTAGTTCTATACTCGTTAGGGGCTCCTTGAGAAAGAGTCACCATAGTGCTTCCCCAGCCAGATCTAACAAGTAATTGCTTTAGTGTTGGTTCCAGAGGGTTGCGAATAGTTTCCTCTACTAGCCCTACAAAAGAAGCTTCGGTCTCGTTCTGAGTTAGTAACACTGTCGCAGGTGTACGAGCGTAAGTCTCGACAGCATACTCAAGAGGCTGGGCTCTGTCATCATTAAGGTAGATAGAAGCAGAACCCGCAACAAGACCATGGATAGGACCCTCTGATATTACATCTGTAATAGATATTGACTGGCTAATTTGACCAAAGCCGCCTGAGAGCAGGTCGCCGCCATTAGTAGTGTCTAGTTCTATTACACTATCTTGAAATCTTTTCATTTTTTATATGCTCCTTAGCCTATTCTTGATATGTTTAATGGTTCTATATTTGTTGGTTCTGACGATAAACTTGATATGTCATTGTTTAAGCTAACATACTCGTAGTTAAGCGTAGGTTGCCCAGATCTAATATACACAGATACCGGCCTTCCTGGTACTCTCAGTTCTCCATAAAGTAAAGGAACCGGATCTCCCTCTTGTATATTTTGACCTGCGCCATTAAATAAGTAGTTTTCTGGTCCTTCGTCTACTGAAGGGTCTGGAGCCATTAGCTGCTGCATACCTGTCATTGCCAGATTAAGGGCGAGCATGGCTGTGGCTTTTCCTGCTGTAGTTGCCATCGCAGCTCCTATCCCTTCCATAGTTGTCATTCCAGGACCTACAAAACTTCCTGCCCCAATCATAGGAAGAACAAAAAAAGCAAGAACAAGTGCTGCAAATATCTTAGCGCCACCACTCTTTGAGCCCGCAGGAATAGCAGAAATAGTAATGTCTCCTGCTTTTATAGGGAGTAGCAAGTCTTCTTCGTGTTCTTCTGCTACACCTTCTATTTCTAATGTGAACCCGACACCTGCTTCGTGCGCATCCAAAAGATATTTCTTGAGTGTAGGGTTATTAGCCTCAATACACTTCATAACGTCGCTGTAGCTCTCGGCATGTACAGAATGAGTTCGCCCAAATCTGTCTCCAATATCTCCAACTAGATAAACTTTACGCTCCATAGCGATACACTCCACTTATATACTTAACCCAGAAAGGGTATATGTTCTCTCTGCAAGATAGTCTGTTTACTGCATGATGATAAAATATATCATCCCCTAAATACACTCCGCAATGGTTTCCTACATTCGCCATTACTTTAAAAATAAGTAGATCGTTCTCTTTCATAGTGCCGTCTTCTACTTTATGAAAATTCCAGGTTTTGATGTATTCATCTGTGAAGTAGTCTAAACCCTTATCCCACCAATCATCTTCGAATAATGCCCTTGTAGGTAGTTGTATCCCTATAGACTTATAATAATCTATGCCTGCCTCTAAACAATCTGTAACCCCGAACTGATAGTCTCTACCCATTAAGGGTTTTTCTTCCTGTACTGGATCAAGTTTAACAAGCTCCATACCGGGATAGCTAAAGATATAATAAGGGATTTTAAGAGTATTACATTGATCTACATCGCACTTACTCGGTTCAGGGCTTGCATCTGGATGACTGTGTACAATTCCTACTATGTCGCATCTTTGCGCTATCGAAATATACTGCCTAGAGTCTACTATAAAGTCCTCTTCTCCTTCTGCTACGTTATCGCAAGGAAACCACTTTAAGGAGCCTTTAACAACTCCAAGTACCCCACAACCTTCTTTGGGATACCATTTTTCAAAGTGTTGTTCTATCTCTTCTAAAAACTGGATCACTTGTACTTTGTACTCCCTGGATAAGCCCCGAAAGGAAGTACATTAAGCGTGTTTCTGTCTCCTCTCGGAGGTTGATCAGCTGTTGCTGAAGCGATGGGTATGGATTGAAATCTGCACTTACACGAAGAGATCTCTTTACCGCATACGTCAGCACGAACCCAATATATAGATTTATTTACTGGAGTTTGGTTTGTAGCAGAAGAAGGCGCTATGTATCTCCATATTGTTTCTTCGTCTAAAGTGGCTCCGTATTTTACGTAATCTCCTGCAACATAGTCAGTTTTTGAACTACTATAATCTGTATATAAATAAACTTCTCTCCACTGATCTTCTTCTACGCCTGGCTCATTATTAATATTATCTTTCGTTTTAGATACAAATACTTTTAAAGAATGAGTAACATAATCAATAGGTGTATAAGTAGCGGTAGAGGACCAAGCAGGTGCAGTAGTACCAAAAGGTACTAAAGGTATATCGTCTTGCGTAAAATAAAAATGATGGGCTGTAGTAACGCCAGGGCTGTCTAAAACTACCATTTCTCCGTTTTTCTTCCAACTACAGGCACCAACAGGAGTACTTTGTGATAAGCCCTGATAAACCCAACTGCAGTACTTACCTACAATTACTCTTCGTGGTAAAGTTATGCCTTCTAAATCAAAAGGAGAGGCTAGTTCAAAACTGATAGATACATTATTCTCTGAACTAATTCTATCAATAATATACTCTCGAATAGGAAACTCTGTAGGTAGTGTGACTGGATTAGTCACGGTATTTTCTTGAGTACCATCTTTTAGAAACTTTCGAAAAGTCTGTCGGCGAACAAGTGTTTTACCAATTAAGTCTTCATTTGTAAGACCTCCAAGAGCATCTTTAAATACACTTGTTACGTTTGCCATGGTAATGGTAGGTCTGGACTGGGCGCCATCTGCTGCGATTTCCATTCCATCAATTAAAATTGGTAGAGCTAAGTAGGTTCTCATGGCGCTACCGTCTCTATCGAGGAACTGTACGTTATCTAAGTCCTCATCGAGGCCTGCATGAAAGTACGCATATGCTCCGTCTATCTCTATTTCAAATAGGGTTACAAGACCGCTATCTACATAATGGCCTTGTACATCTGATGCAATTATATCACTCATTATTCGTATACTCTGTTAAAAGTTGCAGTACAGCTATAGTATTCACCATAGTCAAATACCTTATTCCACGTGGGACAAACTACTTTAATAGTTGTCTCCCCGCCTTGATTTGTGTCTGGGATTGTAAAGTCAAAAGGTACAACACCTCTATTTGTGTCAAAGAAAGTTACAATGTCGTCAATATCTTCTTTTGTACGAGTATTGAAAGATAGGCTAAAGGTTTCTTTCAGAGTGTTGATACCGTCTGGTAGTCTTTGCTCATATCCGTCTCCAAAAGAAGCTAAACGAACCTTTGGTTGTGTAGCTCTCGATAACATCTTATCGGGAGTTACAAGTGTAACCCCTACTGTAAATCCTATTGCCATTATGCTACTCCATACGGGTTCAATATACCGCCTGATCGTTTCTGTGCTTGTAGTTCTTTTTGTACAGCTTCTGCAATGGCTCCGCCTAACTTATCCATGTCAGGGCCAGTACTACCTTCTGTACTGGTTTGTCCACTACTGCTTACATTAACAACTACGTTATTAGTTTGTTGTCCACCGTTCTGCATCTCTACAGGTATTGAGCGACCATTTGGAAGAGGTACCACTGCTTCAGTTCCGTGCAATACTGCAGGGTATCCAGCACCTGGGCCTCTTGCTACGCCTCCCGTAGCGTAGCCTGAAACTTTTTCTCCGTCTGACATAATGCCACCAGTTCTTGCTCCTGGTATGCCCATAAAGTTTCCGAAGGCTGAACCCTGAAACATCGAAAAAACCATTTGTTTTGCAATCATTGAGGCTAGGTCTGCTAAAATAGACATTGCCATGCTCGAGAATGCTTGCTTTGCACTTTGAGTACCTGTAACAATAGCTGCAAATGCTCCGCTCATACTTTGAAAAACACTGTCGCCCAAGTCTTTAAGCCCTGCTGTAAGAGGTTCTAAATCTGCGGCCTTCGTTATTAAGTCCGCGACTACTTGTTTTGCAGCTGTAAGAGCTTCTGTCTCTTCTTCACCAAGAAGCTTTATTATGGCTTCGCCTCTCTCAGGGAGAGCTGCTATTATTGTGTTGATAGAGGCTAAAACATTATCCATAACTTTAGTAGAGCCGAGAGACTCCGCTTGAGCCAGCAGAGCCTTAGCTGCGTCGCTGCCTGCAGGCTTGGTCGCTGCCTCCAGTCGGAACTCTTTTGCCAAAATTTCTCTTTCAATTTTTAGCTTCTGCATTTCCATCTGTAGAATCTGCATCTTAAACAGCTGAATATCATTATCTTCCTCTTGTAGCTTTTTTCTTAAAGCAAAGTCTGCTTTAATATCTGTTTCTGTTTGAGCAAGTCCTCCAGAAGCTACTGAAGCCTCTGCTTTAGCCTGAACATAAGAAGAATTCTGCAATAAACCCCCAAACCCAGGACCTCGTGATGCGGCTTTAACAGCTCTCGCACCTTCAGCTTTTGTTATTGCCTGTCGTCTTTTTGCAATACTAAGAGACTCTTTATCGAAGTCTAAAAGCTGTTTTGAAACATTCACAAGTTTCTGGTTAGATTTTAGGTCGAAGAGGCTCAGCTCTATTTCTTTTAGTTGCAGTTTTAGTGAGAGCTCTTCATCCATTAAGCCATTTTGGGTTCTGAGAGTCGCAAGGTTCTCTTTAATTATAGCTACTCGTGCTATTTCTCCCTCAGTTATTTCACCTCCAGACCTTTTGACATTTGCATATATATTATTAAACTCTTGTACTAAGCTAGTCTGCTTTTGTAGATTTCCTGTTTTTTTAACTTCCAGAACAGCTATAGCTTTAGTTACAGGGTGTTGCATAGCCTGTGCTTTTATCATCTCTCTAGCATTTCTTAGGCTCGCTATCTCGCTAGAGCGTTTCAGATCATTGATATCTTTTAAAAACTTTAAGTTTGACTTTATTAGTTTTATTGACTCTTCATTGGCCAGGGTAAGCTTACCTTGCATATTAAGCTTTTCGTAATTTGCTAGTTCTGCATTAAAGTCTTTCATGGCTTTTTCTGCAGTATTTAAAGGAGCTAAGCCTTGCGTAAAGGTGCTCATAGATTTAGCACTATTACCGCTTAGAACTGATATGTCATTTAGTGTTCGTCCTAAGTTAACAGCGGCCATACGCGCTGCTTCAGTATCTTTTGCCGAAGCATTTATATCGTTTAACATATCTCGATATGCAGTAAAAGCCTTCATCTTTCCGAATCGCTCTTCAAACAAGTCTAAGGCATCCGTTTGCTTAGTAATAAAGGCAAGAGCACTTTCTTGTTCATCAGTGGCGCCTGCTACTCTACCAGCCCTGCGCTTACCTTGGGGTCCCGAAGATCTTAATGAGTCTTTCTGATTTTGTATGTTTTGAGCAATACGAGCATCCTTAATAGCTTGCTGCATAGCCGCAGGTCCTGCAGATCCTGCAAGATTACCGATTGCTGCACCGAAGGCCGAACGGCCTGCCCCGCCTTCGGTAAGTATCCTTTGAGTTTCTACAAACATCTTGAACTCTTCGTTTAACTCTTTTATCTTATTTCGATAGTGTTCTGTAGCTTGAGCCGCACTACTCATTGCAGGCTCGGCACTTTTAAATACGTTGTATATCATAGTACCAGCAGTAACAATTAAACCAATCCAGCCCAAAGCCCCTAAAATTTTTGAACCCCACGTTAGCATGAAAGCCCCGAAACCTTTAATTGCTGCAGAGGCTCCTAGATAAGCTCCTTTGATTCTAACAGTGTTTTTCACTGCTTTAACTTCTGTTATATCACCTGCTACTTGTAGAGCAGTGTAGGCTTTTTGCATGTCTCTAACAATACTAACAGCTACACCTTTGTAGATGCCTTTTATGACAACACCATTTTTAGAGGCCCCCGTTTTTAGGGCGGCGTCCGTAGCTCTCATAAAGGTTGTAGAATCTCTAGGTCCCAGCTTCTCTCCTTTACCTACTTGTGCTAAGAGAGTGGAGCCTTTACCTGTTGTAGACTTTTGTGCTTGTAAAGCTATGCGGGATGTTGTAGCTAAGTAGTCTTTTTGACTAAGGTTGGCGGCATCAATGGCTGCTTTTATCTTAGTGTACTCTGCTTTTTGGATGTCTGCAGTAGCTTTAGTCTTAGCTGCAATGTCTACCATGTTAAAGCCCATTGCTTTCAAAGGACCTGTTAGTAGTAACGCAAAAGAAGCGCCCGCGAGTAAGGGTAAGTCAGTTAGTACTTTTGCTAAAGCTTCTGCTACAGGAATTAACATGCTCTGTATCTTCATCACGACTTCATCAAGAGCTACACTTAACTGTGCGAAAGCGTTTACCGTGCCGCCACCTGTAAGGTCTAATATCTTACTATACTTTCGTTCGGACTGTTCTAGTACTTCATTAACTACTGCCTGGCTTCTTTCAAATGCCGTTAAGTCATCAGCGCTTTTGTTTATAGTTTTTCCGTAATCTTCTGTAGCTTTTTTAAGTCTCAGAATAATACCCAATTCATCAAGTAATTCTGGTTCTGCTTTTGTAACACCTCGAATAAGGCGGTTGAAAGAGTCTGTAACATCTCTACCAAGAACGGCAGAAGCATCTTTAGCAGCTTTACCTAGACGTACAAGCTGATCAGCATTGAGACCTGCTGCAGTACCGATAGCGGTGGCCTGCGCTGCGTCTCTGAAGGCTACCTGAGCACCCGTAGCTTCCATAATATCTTTAGTCATGCTTTTCATCGCAATACCGGTACCAGCAGCATAAGCTAACTGACCAGCTTGCAAAGTTTTAAGATCTCCAGCTCTTTTGAAAAAACCAAAAGCAGCAGTAAGAGCAAACATCTGAGCAGCGAAAGCAGCATAAGCAGGAACTAGCACTCCACCCATACCTTGAGACATTTTCGAGAATGCCTTGGTAGAGTTAGAGGTTGCGCCTGCAACACCTTTTTGCTTTCTGCTGTAGTTATCAGCAGCTGCACCAGCTTTTTTTGTATCGTTGGTTACTTTCTTTAAAGTACCTTTATCGTCTACTATTATACCAACTTTTACGTTATTTGCCATTAGCCTTTCACATTATGGGTGAAATTCTTTCCACCGCCGGAAGAAGATTTCTTTTCTTCTGCTTTACGTTGCTTGTCTGCCTCTTGTGATCTATATTCTATTATGGCGCTTTCATAAAGCTTCATAATATATAACATTGTTCTAGGTTCTTGTACGTCATAGAGCTTGAATAAGTATTCTATATTGGACCAGTCTTTTCCGACATAGGTTCCAGACATACCTTCCCATCTGTCAGGTAAAAAGCCAGATATAAAAAATGCCACTTGAACCTCATACGGAAAATCCGATGGGTCTAGCGGCATCTTTTGTGGGTCGGGCTCTTCCCCTAATTGTTCGCAAATCAGTAAGTACTTATCAAGATCTATCTGATTAGAAGACTTTACATACTTCTCAAGTAGGGATTTTATTTCGCCTACTTGTTCCCAGTAAAATTTTCTAAAGCACTCACTGTTTCTGTAACCCAGGAGTCGAAATCAGTAGAGTTCTTCATAAGAAGCTCTGCGTTTTCTTGTGAGAAAGCTAGTGTATCTTGTGGGTCAAAAGCCGACACATCTACCAAAAGAAGCTCTTCTAGGTAACAATATTTAAAGCCTGACCAATTCTTGATAACTGCTTTACAGTATTCTAATAAGAAAGTATCTTCGTCAAGAAGTTCTTCCGGCTGACGAGTCTTTTTACTAAACTTAGTAGTAACACACTTTTTACGTAATTTAACTAACTCTTCACGGGCTAGGTAGCATAAATCAACTGTCATGCCTTGGAAACCTGGGAAGTCTAATGTTACAGTTTTACTTGGTGTCATTAGAGTAGCTAATGAAATGGGGGTATCGCTCATGTTTTAATCCTTATTATTAAATTATGGGAACAAAACAGGGGTGAAAAATCACCCCTGCTTCGATTTTCTATTTACATAGTATATTTCAAAAGACCATAAAAGTCAAGAAATATTTTTAACTATGTTATAGTGCTACGCCTTTGTACTCGATAACTACTTCATCAGTTCCGCCAATTGTAGAAGGCAGGCCATGGAAAGCAGTAGTCAATGAAACCACATCAGAAATATCATGTGCGGGAATTTCAAAGTGGGCAGTTGGGAAGCTGAACTTAACTACTGGATTAGTAGAACTTGCAGTACCGCCAACAGATAGATCTACAGAGAACGAGTTAGTAACAATACTTGTTGCTCCCATCAGGTCATCAAAAAAGTCTGCGCTATCACCAGCACCAGCACCATTCAAATAGCAGTCTAAAGAGCCGGAAACACTACGAGTACCAGTTACATGGCCAAGTGGAGTATTTACACAACCCAGGGTTGAAGGCGTTAAGAAAGTAATATTATTACTAATAGTAACACTTCCGCCTGTCAATACTAAGTTATAAGCACCTGCTCCTGCTCCTGGGAACGTGGCAGTGTCAGCAGCAGTAATAGCTACTGTGCTAAGACGGTTACGAATAAAGTTACTTGTAACAGAACAAGCAGTACCTTCATTAATTACGTTAGCAAGAGCAACACCGAGGGCTGCATTTAGAGCAGTTTGATCGGACTCTTCAATCAAAGAAGCAAAACCAGACCAATCAATAGTAGCAATACCATCAATATCAAAGTTCATAGTAGCTTCATTTACACAGCCTTTAGTCATCTTGTAGATAGTAGGGTTAGTAGCATCTGGAAACTCGAACCAAATGGTAGCTTCGCCGAGTACAGAAACATTCGACTCAGAAAAATCAATAGTCTGCTCAGTAAGAGTAGGTGCGCTTTGGTCTGTAAAAACACCTGCTGCATAAGCAGCTGGACCGCCCATAAGGGCCCACAATACTTCTTCTACTGCGTGATGGTTTGCTGCGGTATCCGCTGCACCTACACCAGCACCTGATGAAACAAAAGGACGAGCATAAGTTGAGAAAGACCATTCAGCCGGAGCCAAAGAATCATTAAATAGCTTACGACCACGAGTGCTTGTACCACTCATCTCATTGAGCGTAACTTCTACGTTATTTGTAGATTGTGAAAAAGAAAAGCCGTCAAGTACAGGAATATCCCACATCTTACCGCCGTGTTGTACATATACTTTTACATCTCTGCTAAAATATAGTTGTGCCATAGTTTATCTCCTATGTATCTTGAAAAGACTAGGACGTGAACGTCTGTTCGTGCCTGTATTTTCTAGTATCGAACCTCAATTAGCATCTCTCCGACACCTAAAGGTTCAAGTACACCCTCGTCAGTATCTATACTAACGATGGTGATTTGTTGGGTGTAATTAGTTACACCATTTAAATCGACATAAGCCAGTCTTGAGTTATTTTCCAAAACTGTTTCTACATCTTCTAATAATTTATCTAGTTCTAAAACAGAATCTTCTGCTTGTACATAACAACGTAGAGTTATAGAAAGGTAACGATCTTTGTGTCCCGCACCTTGATAAACTCTTGTTTCAGATCCTGCATTTAAGTGTACTGCAGGAAAATCTTCTACTTCATCCCAGAATAACAAACGCTTAGAAACGTTATTATTAAGATCTATCCTAAAGTCGCCTGAGCCGTTAATACCTGTTAAAGCTGTAACTAAGCCTACTAGTATTTGCGATCTTCGTGTTGTATGATCTCGTGCTGCCACTACATTCTCCTAGTGTAAAATCTTCCGATAGCTAACTCAGCTGCAATCTCTCGAATAGATCTATCAATTAATTTTCTTGGGTCTCTTTCTGGAGTTGCCCAAGGTGGGGCTCCCCCGCCCATTTCAAAAACCCCGTAGGGCTCTCTGTCATAAGTATAACCTATACTTGGAAATCCCTGAGGTGTTTGAGTTACGTCTGTAACGCGTACACTTTCTGAAAAACGACCTGTGCGATTTTCTAAAGCAGGTAAATCCATATTATTTCTTACTGTTTCAGGTAGCTTTCTATTAATAAGGGCTAGCATTGCTAAAGGGCTAAAACTAGTACTTCTACTCTTTGTCAGCTTAAGTCCTTTAGCGGCTCGATTACGCTTAACGTTTGTCTTGCCCGACTTTGCAGACTTACTTGAGACTTTACCTTTACCAGATTTTACGGAGCCTTTAAACTCCTTGTCAAGTTCTACTTTTATATTTTTGTGTTTTTTACCTAAAGATACCATTGGGGCCAGTACAGTTTTTACAACTTGTGTCTTAATACTATCAGAGCCTTCCATGTTAATGAGTACATCTGTATTAAAGCTTTTAGCAAACTTAAACATTAAATCTTTTACAAATTTCTCTCTGGGAGCGTCTACTGCACGGTTACTATACTTGTCTTGAAATTGAAGTGCTGGAACATACTCGGCTCTCAGATTTCCCTGTTTATCTACAGAAGTGGAGTACTCCATAAGTATTCCAGTTATCATACTTAAATGAGCATTATCAATTTGACCACTCTTTATTAAACCATCAGCCTGCGCTAAAACGTAAGCGTCAAACTCCCTCTTCTGGTCAGGAGTTAAAACTTGAGCAACTGCGTTTACTCCGCGGCTAGCACTTAGTGTAGAGATGGCTTGTCCTGTACCTGCACCATGCCCTCTATCTACCTTACCTATAATTGTCTCTACAAAGTTCTTATGACTTTTACGAGTGACTAAAGCTTGTATTATTTCTTTCTTGAGTACTCCTGCTGTAGAAAAAGAGCCTACAACAAAAGCTTCACCTTTTAATATTAAGTTGTATAAGTCGGGAGCAAATTGCTCTAGTCTTTGACCGACATGAGTATGTAATATATGGTTGCCTGCACTGCCTGGAAGCTTATCTCCTGCCAGCCACCTGTCGTGTTTTATTTTCGCAAGATTTCGAGCTTTAGCTAGGTTTTTTCCTCTTGGATCGCTGTATCTTTTAAACCGTTTTTTGGGCATGTGCCCTCTATCCATCATCTCAAGTATAATATTGTCCAACCACTCTAGGTCTTGTAGTATAATAACTTGGGGCCTGCTGGAAGCAGTGCTCCGTATCATTTTACCTTCTGACTCCAATGCTAAGCGTAATAGCTCATCAGCAAGATTAGCTCTAACGGATTTGGTAGACATTAAAAGTTCTTATAAAGATCCAGAACGCGTTTAATATGGTCTGGAAATGCAATATTATTGCGTAGACTGGTAGACGAAGCATTTTGTAAACTTGCTCCTGCAATAGTTTGACGAGTTTTATGCTCGTCTTTAAAGTAGTAAGTAATTAAATCAATTACGGCTAACTTTAAGTCTGCGGGGCAGTCTGTGTACCCTGCTTTATATGTAATTTTTACAGCAGCAGGTCCGCTAGGCCAGGACTTTCCAATACCGCGTGTGTTAACGCGATAAATACTATCAGTAGAAAAATCAAGATAATACTCTGTAGAAGGAATAATGTTGTAGGTATCTGCGAAAGTCTTTCGTTCTTCGACAGATACTACTGATACTACAGGTGTTTCTGTCAACTGAACTAAGTTAGTATCCCAGTTTATGCTAAATTCTTCTACTTTGTTATTTGTATAATAGTCTACTAAACTATTTCCACAATAAGTTTTTACTAATTGACTCACAGATTCAATAAGCGTAGTCAATACAAAATCGTGGGTAGTAGAAGTTATACCCTTTACGTCTTTGTAAGTTGCTAATGTGATTAAGTTTGCCATTTATAAGTCCATTAGTAAAAACTTAGGGGAGTTTATCTCCCCTTCGTTTTTTACTCTTTGTAGATTAGGTATCAGTACGTACCAGCTTAACAACAGATACATCAGTAGTACCATTGTTAGCAC